TTACTAAGGTTCATAGAGCTTAACACACAAGTATAAGTATGAAACTCATCACTGTGCAATGTAATCTCTGTACATAACTGTGACGCTGTACAACGAAGGTTTTGGTCTTTATACATTTGAGGTTGTTGGTCATGTACTTTATCAGTAAAGAAGAAGTAACCTTTACCTGTTGGCATCTTAACTTTTAGAGTTCTATTATATCGGGCGTTCGCCTCTTCATCGCCATCATCCAACCTTCGTATAAAGTCTTCACTCACAATCCAACCTAGGTTAAAATCATCAGGGTGGTTCTGTAAGTGGGTAGCAATCTCCCAGAAGTCTCCATGGTCTATTTCAATGTATCCTGCCCAAGCTCCTCGTCTGGTGTTTCCTTGGCTAACGTCTCGGCTAAGTTGGATGAAGTCTTTAAGGACTGGTAGTGTGCCTGAAGCAAGTCCACCTGAGCTAATCTTGCTTCCTCTTTCCCGTATTCCTCCCAAGTAACTCGATGTCCCGAACCCATTTTTGGTGAGAACCGCAATTTCTTTTTGTGCTTCATAAAAGTCATATATACTATCTCCTACAAAATTCCCAGAACAACTAACAGGACAACCGCGAGTTGTGCCCATGTTAGCCAAGACAGGAGTGCTACAAGCAAGCCATCCCCTCCAAAGTAGATTGAAAAAGACCCTCTCGTAATGTTCCCTTTCACCGCCCATGTGACTAGCAGCAGAGACACTAATGCGTTTATAAATAGAATAGAGATCAGGGTATTCATCAGTTGTATACTTCTCCTTTAGTAATTGCCATGCGGGTGTGCTAAACCAACCCGGCAGTTTCCCAATTTCTTGTAGCTGCTTTCGTTCAATACTTAATTCTTGATAAATTGATTTAGTCATTTGTTCTACCTATTCTTCCTACAAAAAACTCATCCCCATCTTCACTATAAAGCAAATCTGTAGAAGTTTTCTTATGCGTTTGCTTATAATAACCAGTGTTTTTCTTACCGAACCCAATTGGGCAGAACCCATCCTTTCCATTATCGTTAAACCCAAACATATACATACCATGTTTGTCACACACTTCTGTTAGCTCTTTTAGGAAATCCTCATATTCTACCATTTAAATGCCCCTTCCTTCCAATCTCTGTTATAGTTATTACCTTGTTTAGTAAAGAAGTCATGAAATTGACTATCAGCAATGTTCTTGTAAAACCACTTAGATATTACATCGTACTTAACAACAAACATAGGTTTAGCTCCAAGCTGTTCTAACACTAAGTTAATACGGCTTTGAACAAAGTGCTTCATCTGGTCCGCTGTAATACCCTTAATTGGTCCCTTACTAAATAGCATATCAATAATACTACACTCATGTTTGTAAATCTGATTACCTGCTTCTGTAAACCTCTTGAAGTAACCTTCTTTTATCAACTGTCCGTTACTATCACTCTCTTTAAGCAAAGTCTTAAACAGCCATGAGCCTGCTTCACTATGTAAGTTCTCATCACGTACAGAGAAGTTAATACCAGCGCACAAGTTCATTAATTTATTCTTACCTTGAGCTTGAAAATGCTTAAAGAAAGCAAAGTTACTGTACAATATAGAGCCTTCAATCATAGAGGCTAAACCCACATTATACAGAGGGTCATCACCAAACCCATCCTCTAACCAATCCATTCTTGCTTTAAGTTCTTTGTCTTGCTTGTAGCTATTGTAAAACTCATCGGTGTTAAGGCCAAGCACCTCGTTAATCTTATTGTAAAATGGAGCGTGTACGTTCAACTCAAAGAACCCAAACACAGCAGCCATGCGTTGAATGTCAGGACGTTTAAAGGTCTTGAATACATAATCTAACCAGTAGTCGCCTACCTTTAATTCATAGAGTGTAAATAGTTTAAGAGACTCCGTAACTGCGTAGTATTCCGCCTCAGACAAGTCAGTTCGTAAACCATGAAGGTCTTTCTCCATCTCAATTTCGTTAGCAGTCCAGAAGATATCCTGCTGTGCCTCTGCATAAGCAATTGCTTGTGGGTAGTCAATCGTGTATGTTTCTTTTGGTACTAGTAGTTGTGGTGTAGCCATATTAGCCCCCCTCCTTCACAAATATCCCGTTAACCATAGTACCTTTACGGTCTTTGATGTCATTGTATGCGTGGGTTAAGCAGTCATCTAGGGATAAGTTATTTCTCTCAGCAATATTTATAAGCACAACAATGATGTCGCCTATGTCGTCAATGGGGCTGGTTTCGTCATAGACAGAGTCGATAAGCTCATGTGTCTCTTCAACTAATTTAACTAGTTGCGCTTTATCGGTAGACCCATCAATCAGGTTTCTGTCGTAATGCCAACCCATAATATTATTAATTATGCTTGATGCTCTAGGGTTCTCGTTATTGGTCTTCATCTAATTCACCCTCTAACTTAGTAGCTTTCACACTGTATACGATAATAATGGCTCTTAATAACCACTCGGCAACAAAGAACTTCTTTTCTACTACCTTGATTGTAAGTAGGGTCTCTTCGGTTTCTATATCTGTATTAAATGCGAGATAAGGCAACCAGCCCCCCAGTACAGGATAACCAAACATTAGAAGGTCTCTGTAAGCATCTATGCTAAATGGCTTAAAACTAAACTTATAACCCTCTTCCATAATTTACCTCATCTTGTATTAATTTATCTAAGTAGTGTTGGGCTTTCTTTAAGTCCTCAACCCTGTCCCCCTTCTGCCGTAGTAGGTACTTTAGTATATTCCCCTCGTAGAAGCTTAGTTCATACTCATCAATAATATCCCAAGGTTGGATGTCATGTTTTACATAATGATTGCCCCCTACCTGCATACAACCCATAGCGTTACTGCCGTCATCTAGTGCATCAAACCCTCTATCACTTTCTGATAGCTCCTTTAGTGCGTCCCTCCAATCTAAATCCTCATCTAAGTCTCTGTTTAACTCTGCTGTCCAGCCATCCTCCATTTCTGGGAAGCACTGTTCAACCAAGTCCCATCTACCCAGTCTCTTGCAGGCTCCTATATACGCTGCCTTCTCTCCATCTGTCATATCTTTAAATTTCATAGTTTATCCGTATTGTTTAAGTAGACGTTCTAAGCTAACAAACTCAACATCATGGTCAAGTTTTTGATAGCGGTTAGTAAAAGCTTTTAGATGAGTGAACCCCCTAATTTCTGTATTCTGAGAGCCTCTATAATCCTCATCGTGCATGTAGAAAGAACCAGCACACACTCCTATATGGGGTGTACCTGCCATGTTCTGTCTACGGCCATATTGGTACTGCTGCTGGTGGCCGTGAACAAAGCTATGTGGAAACTTGTTTAACTTGTTCTCAATACTACCACCGACTGCCCTACCTGACATAGCGTTAGGCAGGTAGTGGATATAACATATACCATCAATCCAGCAGGGCTCTAAGAACTTGTTAACACTCCACCCTTGATCTCTAATAAACTTATCTAAATCAAAACAACCCTCTAGGATTGGATGCTCTGCTATGAACCTAGCTAATCTGTTCTCGTGGTTGCCCATTACGAACTGCTTGTTGGGTACGTACTTCTTCTGCTTACCCACTCGGTTACCACGGTCTGTCTCAGCCATAATAAGCTTAAAAGCATCAAAGCCTCCTTGTAGGTCATGGTATAACCTACGGTTCTCCCCATCTAGGTTTGAACTGTAGCTGCTTAAGCTAGGGAAGTCCCAATGGTCTCCAATGTGTACGATGTTAGCTGGTTTGTGCTTCCAGATGTATCGGCTAAGAGCCTCTAGATGTTCTGTCGGGGAATCATTATCAACTTGAGTATCTGCTATAATTATAGTGTCCCTATTCATAACCCTCTTCCTCTAGGTAATCTTTACGAAAGTCTTGGTACGATAAATCATAATTAGCTTTAGGTTCAAAGAGTAGGTCATTTACCATGTCCATAAGTCTACCAACTTGTACCACAGTAGCGATACCGTCACACTCTTTACAATCTTTTGATAACCCAACTACTGTATACTCAGGGTGTACAGCACCACAGTTGTAGCACACTTCGGTTTCTTTAATATTCATATATCTAATCCCTCCTTAATCCACTCAATAGGGACTTTACCGATAGCCCACTTAATCTTACGTTTATCACACCACTGACTATACTTTAGATGCTTCTTCTTAGTGTCAGTCCAACCATCCTTCTGGAATAGCATACGTATATCTAACTCTGGATGACATTTGATAACTGATTCCATCTTGGTACGGTCTGCTGGTTGGAACCAACCTTTAGCTTCAATGTAAATCCCATTAGGTAATCTAAAGTCTGTTAGATATTTAGCCTTTTGTAATACGTGGGCACTACCACAATCCAAACACTCCATCTTTCTGTTGGTTCGTTTGTTGTATAGTAGTGTTGTACCTTCATACTCAAAGTCTTTTAAGTCTTTGGCCACACGTTCCTCGAACTTACTTCTAAACTTGTATGTCATAGGCACCCCTTATGTCCATAGGCATCTTAACATTTTTTTGAAGCATCCATAATAGCATTGTATTCTGCACCATACGCTGATACCAGTTCTCTTCTGTAAAGAAATCTTGGTAGTGGCTTTCAACAGTAGAATCCCAATCATCACTTTCAGCCAGTATCTTTGCAGCCTTAACCTTACCAATCCCACGTATTCCAATAATATTGTCAACTTTATCTCCCATTAGCATCTGCATATAGAACCAGTGAGTACCCTCTTCAGGGGTCACTGTCTTATACTCATCTTTTACGAAGTTATAATGCTCCCCTGCTACCATCAGTAGGTCTTTATCAATAGTGGCTATCATAGTATCGTTAGTCTGGCACAAAGCTAACTTATCATCCGCTTCCATACCCTCAATCATCTCAGCGCCAAGGTGCTTAACCATGTAGTCTCTAATAGCTTGGTAATGTACTGGTTTAGCTGTGTCCTTTCGGTTAGCTTTGTACTCAGGGTCTACCACGCTCCTAAAGTTACCCCTTCCTGTTAAGAATAGCCTAGACTTACTAGCCTTAGTCCTCTTAATCATCCCATTAATGTACATCTTGCAACTGTGAAGAGCAAAAGCTAGGGGGTCAGCTTCGACCTCCCCATCTTCATTCTTATGCTGTGTTGCAAAGCCTACGCGATAAACAATTACATCTCCATCTATTAGAAGCTCCATGACTAGAAGGGGATATCTTCGTCTGTAATAGGGCTAGTATCTACCTCAACATGTCCCGGTACATCATGTATTGGTTGTGCCTCTTCCCCGTTATCAGGGGCACCAAGCCTCTGCTCAAACATCCAATTTACTAAACCATACATAGCTTGTTGCGCTGGGCTAGACTCATCCTCTGCATCACCTGTGCAACCGTTTGTAATCAAACCTCCCTCCACACCACTCTTATACTTGCTAGGGATAGGAGATAACTCGCCTATGTTATCGTAAGTACGGTCTGCGTTTTCGTTCTTACCCTGTGTGTGAATTACCGTTACGTTACACGGTTCGTTAATAACCTTGTCCCAGTCCGCAGTCTTACCAACCTCAGCGGCTGCATCAAAGACTTTATAAAGGGCA